ACTACCGGGGCTACCTATGAAATGGAAATTCTTTGTTCGTCGGTAACGGACCGGCAGGGGGTGATACTGGACTGTATGGCCGGCGATATCGGTTTCCAGATGACAACGGAGCAGGCCCTTATGCGTGTTTCCGGCGGTACGGAAGTAAGTACGAAGTTTGCAAGTGATATGAACCTGAAAATGGCCTTTATTGTCGGGGCCAAGGCCGGTAAGCGGTTGCTGGAACTTTATGTAAACGGAATCCGTTGCGGAGCGGTGCAGTATGGGGCTACCGAAGGATTACTGCAGGCGGAACCGGTGAACATCCGTTTGTTCAGTGATACGGCGGATGTGGAGATCAGGAATTTCCGTATTTATAACCGTGCGCTTACGGATGATGAAGAATTGAACAATTACATGGTAGACCGGACTACGTCGGACGAAATGGTCCTGTTATTTGAAAAGAATGATGTTACGGGGGACAACGGTACGGATATCGACATAGACAAGTTACGCGCCCAGGGAAAGGCGGTTATGCGAATTGTCGGCGATGTGAACCTTGTCAACGCCACCAATAACAAGAAATTCGAGGTACCGGTCGATATCTATTTTTATAGCCCGCAGGGTAAGGAGTACGATTTTGTAGCAAGGAATGTCGGTCTAAGAATACAGGGTACATCATCCACCACTTATCCGCGTAAGAATTACCGTCTTTATTTCTTGCGCCTGGAAAAATACGGTACCACGCTGGAAGTTAACGGCGTGGATGTGCCGTCCCTTGAATACAGTTTCAAACCGGGAGCACGGCCGATCAGTATATTCTGTTTGAAAGCGGACTTTTCCGATTCTTCCGGTACACATAATACCGGTGCGGTGCGTATTGTGAACGACGTTTGGAAGAGGTGCGGGTGGCTGACACCGCCGCAGGCTGCATATAAGGGGGAATATGACGTACGTATAGGCGTGGACGGTTTCCCTATGGACCTGTTTTATGACAACGACGGCACCGGTGCGAATACTTATCTGGGAAAATACAATTTCAATAATGAGAAGTCGGAAAGTGCGATCATTTACGGTTTTGAAGGAATTGAAGGATTCAACGACGAAGCGGCCCTGAACGGGCAGCGTAACAAATGTATCTGTCTGGAGTTCCTGAACAACTCCGAGGCCCTTTGTCTGTTCGGGACTACCGACATGTCTTCTTTTGATGATGCGCTGGAATTTCGTTTCAAGGCGGACACTACCTGGGCGGATGCACACGAGGACGACAAGGCGGCAGTTACAAGGCTTTGGAACTGGATCGATTCATGTAAGGATGATCCCGCCAAGTTCCTGGCGGAATATAACCAGTATTTCGGTAATGACAGCCCGTTTGCATGGTATCTGATTACCGATTACTTTATGGCTGTGGATAACCGGGCAAAAAACATGATGCTGGCGACTTGGGACTCTCTGATCTGGTATTTCCTTCCTTACGATATGGACACGCTGTTCGGTGTGCGTAATGATTCGGTACTGAAATACGAATATACCATTACCCACGAAAGTTTTGACGATAGTATCGGTAGTTATGCTTTTGCCGGCCATGATTCCGTTTTATGGGAACTGGTACGGTCTTGTCCGGACAAATTGCGGGAAGTGGCGGAAACCTTGCGTAGCAATATGAGCCTTGAATATGTCCTGCAAGTATTTAACGAGGAACAAATGGGCAACTGGTGCGAGCGGATTTATAACAAGGATTCGGAATATAAATATATCCTTCCGCTTACCGAAGGGGTGACAACCGGCAGCGGAACCAGTTATTATAATTATCTGTATGCCTTGCAGGGAAGCCGTTATGCGCACCGTACTTATACCATTCAGAACCGTTTCGCCCTTTTGGATAGTCAGTATGTGGCCGGTACTTACCGTCGTGACAGCTTCGCGGCTTATTTCGGATACAAGTTCGGCAGCGATAACCGGAAAATTCGGATTACGGCCTCCGAACGGTATTATTACGGGTACGGGTACACGTCCGGAACACCGCACCAAAGCGCGGTACTTGCAGAAACGGCCGGGGCTGTGGTGGAACTGACAATGGACACGGATTTAATTGTAAACGATCCGCAATATTTCTACGGTGCAAGCCGTATTCGCGGGCTTGATCTGACGGATGTAGCCCACGCCATTGTCGGCACGTTGAACCTGAACAACTGCACGGCCTTGCGTGAACTGAATGTTAGCTGTGAGGCCGGACAGACGACATTTAACGCCCTTCTGGTGGGTAATTGCCGTAATCTTCGAAAACTCGACATATCCGGACTTAAATCTTCTTCCTTTACCGGTATGGACCTTTCAAGTAATACCAAACTTGAAACCTTCCTGGCCGGTGATACATCCCTTACCGGTGTGACATTTGCCGGCGGTGCGCCTCTGGCCGTTTGCGTCCTTCCCGGAACTTTGCAGACGCTCGAACTCCGGTACCTGAACAAACTAACCAATGCAGGGCTGCAGCTGGAAGGTACGGCAAATATCACGCGCCTTGTGATTGATAACTGTAGCCTGATCGACTGGAACACGTTATTACAGCAATGCAGTGCGACCAGCTATCTACGAATTACCGGTATAGATATGGACGGGAACGGTAATTTGCTTCGCAGGCTTATGACAATGGGCGGCGTTGATGAAGACGGGGGAAACGTGCAGACGTGCCGCCTGGTAGGTACGTACCGGCTCACCCAGTCCATGTCGGATGAAGAGTACGCCGCCACCTGTGCACATTTCCCGGAACTGAATATCATTCAGCCGCAGTTTGTCGGTATAAAAATAGATCAGACGGTAGGAGACGGGGAAAAGATTACGAATCTGGATAACTCTACCGGATATGACTATAATACTGAATTTACCCCGTCTTCCCATATATTGGAAGTGTTGTCGAAAAGACGTTGTATTCTGGCTAAAAAGACGGCGGAGGGTGAAATGACCTGTTACCCGCTTCATGATGAGAACCGAAATAAATACGCGGATAGTGACAGCGTGGAGAACGCCACGGATGCAGTATTAACCGGATCGGAAGGTGAAGTTTACATATATGAGCCTCATTACTGGTACAAGGGAGTAACGGACGTGCTGAATCAGTGCCTTTACGGTTTTATTTCAAGTAATGAGGATGCGCCGGCAGCAGCAGGGTACACCAGTATAAGATTTACCCGCGAGGAACTGGATGTGACGGAAGGGATCGGGATTCGTAAGAATACGGATTACATAACCATTGAAGAGGCGAAGAATGAATACGAATCCGGATCGTTCGCCCTGGTGGACGTCCGGGATTACAAGCAGGTTCGTTTTCCCGGTTTTGCTTCTACTCTTTACGGTGCTGTATTTATAGATGATGCCGGGAAAATAGTAAGTCGGATCAGCGTTTCAAATGCGAACGGTTTTATCAATGGTATGTATCTGTTTTGTGCCGTTCCTGTAGGGGCTACGAAACTGGCCTTTACTTTCCTTAATTCGGCGGCCTTCGATTTCGTTTTACTCACAACATCGGAAAGTGTGGAAGCGATCGAGCCGGACTGGGTAGAGCATACGGAATGCCTGGGCGGTGTTTATGAAGCCTATCTGATTGATGATGTGCTGCGTTCTGTCAGTGGTGTTTCAAGTGTAGGAACTATTTCACAGAGCCAGGCAGTCAAATACGCCCAGAACAGGGGCAAAGGTTTCCAGCTGTTCGACTGGGAGATGCACAAGGATGTGGGTAATCTGCATTTCTTTAAATACGGTAATACCGATTCGCAGGGAGTTTGCGGATATGGAACAAACAATTACCAGAAAGTGACAGGCCTTACAAATGCGCTGGGGATGCGTGATACGGTTTCTTATTATAAGGAAAAGGGCGGTTCCAATCCACAGGCGGAAGGTGCTTACCGGGACGGTGTAAATTATCAGTCCGTCAATGTGCTGGGATATGAGAATTTCCAGGGAAACAAGGCGGAATGGTTGCAGTATGTCACAGTAAACAAGACGGCGGCGGACGGAAGGTGGTTTATTACCATGCCGGACGGAACGGAACGCGTTGTACAGGGAATTACTGTTTATAATGCGGATATTTATCCTACCCACATGGTTTGGGGCCGGTATATGGATTTGATTGCGGCCAAGGAAGGCGGTTCCACTTCCTCTCATTGGTTCGACAGGTTCTATGTGGGTACCGGGCTTTCTCGTGTGGTGTATCGGTCGTACTACAGCGCGAGCGCGTTGGGCGGTGTTTCGTATGCGTACGCGAATTACGATTCGTCGGGCACGAATGCGGTCATCGGCGTTCGGCTTGCCTTCAGGGGCATCATACGCTGGGCGGGTAGCGTCGCGGCCTTTAAAGCCATAAATCAGGCAGATTAAGATAAAAAATAGCAACGTAAAACGTTGTGCGGGTAGCGCAGGCGTCCGGAAGTAAGACGGGTGCCGGTGCTTCCTGAAAGTACAAAGGCGGATTTCCTCATATACACTCGTGTGGTGTATCGGTCGAACAACAACGCGAACGCGTTAGGCGGTGTTTCGTATGCGAACGCGAATAACGATTCATCGAACACGAATGCGAACATCGGCGTTCGGCTTGCAAACAATTAGGATAAAGAAAAAGCGCATAAGCCTTAAAGATTGGCGTACAACAGTGGGGACGTGTCCCCGGCGTGGAGCCAAGAGGAATGAGCCTCGCCAACAGCAGCCGTTTACGGCTGGAAAGGGGAAAAATAAAGCGCAGGGCAATGGGGTTTGGTAGGAATTTTTTTCGAAGAAGCCCGGCCCGGGGAATTGAAGGCTAATTTAATTATCATGTGGAGAGAAGATAATATTATAGAAGAGATTGTCGAGGACTCCAATATAGAGGACGCCATAAAAACGGTATTGCGCAAAAGAAGACGAAAGCGCAGCTTTGCCGGGCGTAGAATACTGGCGGATGTCCCGAAGGCAGTAGAGAGGATCAGGCAGCGGATCAGGAGTGGGCGGTTCAAGCTCGGAGGATATCGGGAAATGACCGTAGACGACGGGCCGAAGGTAAGGACCGTACAATCGGTTTCCCTGGAGGACAGGATCGTTCTTAACGCTGTTATGAATGTGGTGGACCGGCATTTGAAAGTACGTTTTATCCGGACTACTTCCGCATCCATTAAAAACAGGGGAACGCATGACCTTTTACAGTATATCGTTAAAGATATAAAGGATGATCCCGAAGGAACCCTGTTCGGGTACCAGTTCGATATAACGAAATTCTATGAAAGCGTAGACCAGGACATTTTGCTGGATGCAGTGAAAAAGATGTTCAAGGATAAAATATTAATCGGAATCCTGGAAGAGTGCATCCGCATGATGCCTAAAGGCGTAAGTATCGGGCTAAGATCATCACAGGGGCTTTGTAATTTGCTTCTATCCATTTACCTGGATCACCGGTTAAAGGATCAGGAGGCAGTAGCACACTATTACCGGTATTGTGACGACGGTCTGGTGCTTTCCGGTAGTAAGAAATACCTTTGGAAGGTTAGGGATATCATTCATGAACAGGCCCGTAAAGCCCGCCTGGAGATTAAAAGCAATGATACCGTTTTCCCGATCACCGAAGGTATCGACTTCCTGGGATATGTAACCCGCCCGGATCATGTACGGTTAAGGAAGCGTAACAAACAAAAGTTCGCCCGCAAGATGCACAAGGTTAAAAGCAAGAAACGCAGGCAGGAGCTGACCGCCTCATTTTACGGGCTTACAAAACATGCCGATTGCAAGAACTTATTTTATAAACTAACAGGAAAGAAAATGAAAAAATTAAAAGATCTGGGCTACAAGTACAAGCCTAAAGACGGACGGAAACGATTTACCGGGGCAAGGATCAAGTCGCCCGAACTGATGAACAAGGATGTGATCGTACTTGATTATGAAAAGGATGTTCCGACGAAAAACGGAAACCGGACTGTTATAAAGCTGGAACTCGACGGCAAGGAGAGAAAGTATTTTACCAGCCTGGAGGAAACACTTTTCATTTGTGAATCAGCGGCAAGAGACGGAGAACTGCCTTTTGAAGCACATTGCGAAGGTGAAGTAAGTGAAAAAGGATTGATAATTATACATTTTACTTGAAATGATACGAATTTATGCAGACAGCAAGGCGGAACCGGTAAGATGTACCAACCGCCGCCGGGGAATCTGGCGTATTACGTGGGATTACCAGGAAACAGAGACAGCAGAAGGAGTGCAGCGTAGTTACATGGAAGAGACGTTCGATCATCTACCCGCACTGGCAGAAATCAAGGCGGTTATTAATGAATGGTATAACCGGAAGATAACCGACACGATCGAAAGCGGGTACGTATGGAACGGCCTGAAAGTCTGGCTTTCCATGGAGAACCAGATGAATTATAAGACGGCGTACGATCTTGCCTTGCAGACAGGCGGGGAAAACCTTCCTGTTACTTTCAAGCTCGGGGAAGAAGACAACCCGACGTTTTACGAGTTTGCAAGTATGCAGCAACTACAAGAGTTTTACACCGGTGCCGTGAAACATATACAGGAGACACAAAAGGAAGGCTGGGAACTTAAAAAGGCGATAGACTGGAGCGTTTATACGTTGGAGTAGAAAAAGTGAAGGGGGAAGCGGGAAACACGTTTCCCCTTCACTCTTTTAGTTATAACATATCATCAAAGGCGTGTATTCCCGCTTCGCGTTCATCTTCCAGAGCATGTGCGTAAACCATTGTCATAGTTATAGAACTATGTCCCAAAAGGTGGGATAGCGTTACGATATCATGTGTTTTCTTATAATACAAGGTAGCGAATGTATGCCGCCCGGTCTTTGAACTGATATCCTTTGTTATTCCTACTTTACCGGCTATTGTTTTCAATACCCGGTTTATATCCTGATCCGTGGGAAGGTTCATAAACAAGTTACCTTTTGTACGTCCGGCCCGGTAATATTCATAGATATAACGTGCCGGGTCCGATAAGGGTACAGTTACCGGTATTTTTGTCTTACCTCGTGTGTAGTGTAGTTCATTCCCTATGAACTGGTTTATCTGCAATGCTTTTGCATCGCCTATATGCAAAGAAGTAAAACAAAGAAACAGAAAAAAACGGAGTACGTTCTGGGTACATTCTTCCAGGCGGCCGGACCGGTACAAGGCGGTCAGACGGAGGAGTTCTTCTTCCGTCAGGTATATAACTTCACTTTTGGGGCGACGTATCTTTATGGCCGCGAACGGGTCCTGGTCCATATAACCGCCGCGTATGGCGGCACCTACATATATTTTGATAGTAGCCATGTTACGCCATGCCGTAGAATCCATGTTACCTATTTTGCGAAGATATGCAAAGAAAGACAGGAGAAATTCGTGGGTAATCTCTGAAAATACAAGGCCGGGTGCGAATGTTTCCAGTTTCTTGATGATAGAAACGTGATGT